AATCATCTGATCTTGGCGACGGCCCATAGCGCCAGCAACAACTTGCACCAACTCTTGGCGCTCATCGAAGTTGACCTTGGCTTGGCTGAAAATGTCAGAGTACTCTGCTGCGTTGTAATCAGCCAAAGTCAAAGTGACTGAGCTAAATGCAACATTCAGAGGTGTGACATCGGTTTGGGGGACGCGAATAGTTGCGACACCCTTGCCTACTTTGGGGAACTTAACAGTTGAACCTTCGACTCCACGACGCTGGCGAACCGCCGGAACCAACTTTGCCATACCTTGGTAGGCTTGTTTGACTTCCGCGTCGAAGAGAGTAACGAAGGCATTGCTTAAAGAAATGCTCATTTGGATACCTCATTCGGTTGTTGAAAAAACAGGGTTCTCGCGCCGGTAAGCCTGAAAGTCAGGGCCGAATGCTTGCTGGTATCGCCAGCCAATCGTCAGCATCCACTGCGGTAAGGGTCGGTTGCCCGGTGGGCCTTGGCGCGATTGTATGACTTTTTTGCAACAACGCAATAGGGGGGCTTGACTGTTGTACAAAAAAGACCCAGCCGAAGCTGGGTCAAAGGGCAACTGCTTGCCTAGAAGTAATTATTTAAAACTTGCGTGGAACATCTTTTCGACCTTGGTGCGGTAGCCGGGGTCGGTCTTGTAGCGTGGATCTTGCACCATTTGGTACAGCTCGTCCTTGCTTGGAGCGCCTTCAAGCGGAGCGCTTTGAATTGGCACCCGGCCTTCGTAGGCTTCGCGCACCTTCATCAGCGCGGTGATGCCGCGAGCGGTGCCACCCATAATTTTGAATTCCTCAAAATCATCTTTTGACCAGACACCCTTGTTGACCAAGCCGCGAGCCCAGTCCACCATGCCGTTCACGATAGCGCCACCGTTGGGGCCCAGCTGCTTCATCTCGACAGCCGGGTCAACCATGTCGCCCTGCATCAGCTCACGCGCTTGGGTTTGCAGGTTGTCAACCAGATCGTCAAACGCGGTTTGGGACAGGCCGTTTTCCTTGGCCCAGCCCGACAGGGTGGTGGCGATGGGGTTGGTTTCGGCCTCTTCGCCAAAGGCTTTGAGGTCATACTTGCCATCGGCTGGCGCTTTGTGCTTGCCTTGGCTGATTTGCTTGCGCAGATCTGACCAGCTCTTGGCAATGCCTTCTAGGTCGGGCTCGTTGGAGTCTTTCTTCCAGAAGTTCTCAGGCCAAAAGTCTGGCCGCTCAAGCGGGTCTTCAGCCGCTGGCGCGTCTGGTGCTGCCGCTTTGTGGTCAATTTCGACCGCTTGGGGATTGTTTGGTTTGGTTTCGTCACTTACTTGCACGTTGTCAAGTAGGCCGGTTCCACCGGGCTCGACGGTTGCTGTGTCGGTCATAGTTTCCTTGCTGAGTTAATCCGCACCTCAATGTCCCTCACGACCGTCCTTTGCCCTTCAGCAAAATAGGCGTGTGAAGGGTCTGTGCCCGGCACGGCGATGGGCACATTCACATACATGTGCTGCAACCACTGCAGCAGCTTCTGGCCATCTTCAGAGCCAAACACCCGCAGCGTCAGCTTGGCCAAGTCTTCGCGCTTCTGGTCAACCTCGCGGATATCGCTTGGCTGGCCAATGGCTTCGAGTTCATCCCAAGACATTACATTACTCCTTCTGGTGCGGGTAGGGCTTGCATACCGGCACCAGCTTGGGCCTGCATGGCCATGGCCTGTGCGATAGCTTGCTGCTGCTGCTGGTTCTTCATTTCTTCCATGAGCACGGCTCGCTCGGCTGCGGTGTTGCGCACAGCAGCTGGCACACCTAGCTTGTCGGCAAGGTAGTCCACCAGCACATCAGTCTTGATGACCAGCTGGCCATCGGTGCCCAAGTTCTGAGCAATTTGCATGTACTGCATGATGGAGTTGACCTCTTCCATGTTTTGCGCCATGGCCAGCGGAGCCACTGGTGTGACCTTGACTTCCAGCCCGTTGACCCGCAGCGGCATGTCGATCAAGCCGCGCTCGTCCATCACTTCCAAGATCTTGGCGGTGACGGGGATCATGGTCTCATTGATCAAGCGGCCAAAGGCAGATCCAAGGTTCTGGGCCAACTCCTTCATGCGCTCAACGATTTCGGTGGCCGAGCGTGCGCTCATGTTGTCAGGTGGCAGCGACTCATCCAGCAAGATCCTCTTGATACTTTGAGTCATGTCGTTGATCACCAGCTGGCTCACGTTGAAGTCGCCAGAGCGGGGCAAGGCCAGCAGGGCAGGGCCTTGTGAGCCGCCATTGCGAGCCACTGGGATGATGGCTCCCGGCACAATCTTGACAGTGTTGGGGTTGAGCACACCATCATCTGCGGCGGTGTAGACACCAGCCACGGCCAGCGATGCGTTCTTGAGCAGCAACTCTTTGACCTTGTTCAGCGTCTTGATGTCGGGCAGGGCAGTCATCAACGGGCCACGGCCATAGATCTCGCCAGCCACCTTCATGTACCGGCTGATCACCCACGGGCTCATCTTGCGACGGCGGTAGACAATCTCTGTCTTAGATACTTTGTCGATAACGTGATAACAGTAGTCGCCACGCTTGTGGTCATAGATCGTGGCCTCAAGCAACTCAATATCATCAGTCGGCTTGTTCTCTATGCGGCGCTTTAGATCGTCTGATATATCTGCGTCTGGCCACTGGCGCTGGATGGACTCACCCTTCATGCGCATGCGGCGGTAGACATTGTCCACTTGGCCGTTGGCACCTTCCTCGTAGCTCACCAAGAACAGGGGCACGGGGATGAAGTTGAGCGGCTGCACATCGTCGCCGGGCTGCACCATCATGCAGGCGGTGCCTACCGCCAGATCCAGCAAAAACTCGCCCATGGCGATGTCAAAGTTGGACTGGTTCAGCATGGTGAACATCTTTTCTTGGTAGACCTCAAGCACCGCTTGGGCTTGCTGCCTGCGTTCTGGCGGGATGTCTGAGCCAGCTTCCAGCTTGGCCCACTTGCGCTGGGGCGGGAATACTACAGACTGCAGCCGATTGGCAAAGCGCTGGGTAGAGTTGATGGCGGTCGAGTCAAAGACGCGCTGCATCTTCTTGCTGCCTGTGGCGCCACCCTCCCATACGCCGTAGAGCTGGCGCTGTGGCAAGGCAAATTCGTAGGCATCTTGGTAGAGCTGCTGGAATTCGTCCTTCTTGGCTTGTGCTGCCACCTGCCGTTTGAGGATCTGCTCTGGTGTCAGGCGCATGCCGCCGGGTGTGTTCTTGTCGTATTCCATGATCAATCCTTTTGCAATTCGTATTTCTCCAGCATGTTGCGCCCTTTGGCGGCGAGTCTTGAAGCAGCCCCAGCTGTGCGAGGAACTGGCTCGCCCCAAGCATTGGCTGCCAGCGCCAGCCGGGTGGGCTTGCCCTTGTCATCCACCAGTGGGCCGCTTGGGTTGGTGTAGAAACGGGTAAGGAAAGATCCTTTTCGACGCAGAGCTTGGCCTACTGGGCTCTTGTCTTTGACACCCGGCTGTAGGTTTTCGCTTTCACCAGAGCTTTCAAACTTGCGCCGACCGGCTTCGGTCAATCCACCCTCTGGATCCTTGTATTTGCTCACTTCTTTTCCCTTGCCGCCGCCATGTTGTCGACCAAGTTGGGATAAGGCCTACCAGCCTTGGCAGCACGACGCATGGCGTTGCGCTTCTCTGCTGATGACAGCTCTTTTGGTTTGCCTATATCTTTTGGTCTTGGTTTGTCCCAAACTTCTTTCATCATCTACCCCTTATTCGTACCACTCAAGATGCAAAGATGCGGCATGTGCGGTCCCATTCACGTTTGTCAAACGAAACAAATAATTTGTCAGTGGCTTCAATACATATTCAAGTGAACCAGCCGAACCACCACTAGACTTTTTGCCAGAACCGCCGGGGATAATCTGTGCATCAATCTCAGTACCAACTGATGTGACTGTTGGGTTGATTACCATGGCAACTTGGCTGACATTGCTGACGGCATAGTTGCGATTACGGTTAATTGGCGTGAATGCTGTACCACCAGTGGTAGATGCGCCTTCATATATGTACAACTCTGCGTCACCAAGACACATTCCAACAACAGTTATATGTGGATAAACACCAGATGGAGATGCCAACACAATGTTGATGCTTGCACCAGAAGCCAATGGTGCTGAGTCAGGTGCAAGCTTGTACGCATAGTAACCACGACCATCATGGTTACGCTGGTGATTGACATCAACCATGATTACAGGCGCATCAGCGCCAGCAACCACTTGAACGCCAGCATTGTTCTTGTGTGTCAGTACAACGTGTCTTGCGTTGGTTGCGTCTGACTCGCGTGTGACTGTTAATACAGCCATTACTTGGCCTTTTGCTTCATGCCGGCTTCAGACATGGCGATGGCCACGGCTTGCTTTGGGTTTGTCACCTTGTCACCGCTTGAGCTTTTGAGCTTGCCAGCCTTGTATTCGCGCATGGTCTTGGCGACTTTGTCTTTCATCTTGCTTGATTTATCGTCATAGTGTCCGGGCATCATTCAGCTCCTCTTAACATTGGTCTGACCATCTTGCGAGACACGGCCCCAAGCTTGGCTGCCCTGCGCTCGCCCACCTCGCGCTTGAATGTGTTTTCTGCCTCGGTCTTCTTGGCAGCAAACTGCGATGTATCAAATTCACCAATATCTGGCGACTCCGGCTTTACGCCCGCAAACGCGGCGGGCTTATCTGGGGCAACTGGAGCTTTGCCTTCTGGCAGCGGTCTAAATAAATAATTGCTTGTCCCACGTTGACCAATTTCAACTGGACTTAAAACTTCTGAGAATCCGTATTTATTAGGATCTGTAAACAAATCTGCACGGTACGGAACAACTGCTCCAGTAAATGGATTGGTAAATCTATAGTCAATGTATGTCGAACCTTTATTTTTATAAGTGAACTTTTGAGATGCTGCAATCCTGTCTCTTGCTCCAGACGCAATTTCAGTCAATTCAGCCAAATATTTTTCGCTATTTTTTTGGTACTCACTGAGCGCCGTCTTGTATGGTGTCGCCACATTTGTGGTGTATTCAGCAAGGTCTTTACCGTACTTTGCCGAAGCCTCTTCAAACGGCTTCATCTTTGCGGCGCTTTCAGCTTGGTAGCCGGTGAATGCTGTTTGGTACTCGCCAGTCAGCGCGTCTACATTGGCCTTGTACTGCTTGGCCAGCCGATCAATGTCAGATGTGCTGCGCCGGGCGAGCTGGCGCTGTTTAAATTGGGGAAGGGTGGCCATTATTGAATCCTCATGCCGCCGCCGCCAAGATCAATAGGAATGCCCAGCTCGGCATCCATGCGCTCGCCGGACAACAACGACCTGCGGCCTCCACGGGTGCGAGCTTTTAGGGCAGATGCTTCAGACGCTGCGGCCTTGCGGCGCTCTTCGTCGGCTGCGGCCTGCACCTCCTTGGCCTTTTTTTCCATCTCTAGCTTGTTGGTTGCATATTGGGTTTGAGATGTCTCAAACTGCTCAAGGGACGCGCCTTGCTTGGCGTACTCGGCAGTCTGCTTGGACAGTTCAAGACGCATGGCCGCTTGGTCGGCTTGCTGCTGCAAAAGAGCTTTTGCTTGTTGTTTTTCAGCATCCCTGCGAGCCTTGCGACCCTCGTTGGCGGTGTAGGCAGAACCTGCAAGAACGGCAAATGCAATTAACGGCATACCTAACTCCTTATTAAAACTTGATCAACTTTTTCAACATCTGTTTCATCAGTTGCGTGAATACAAAACCACACGCTGTTTGTCACCGCTGTCACTTCGTGGCTTTTGCCAGCAGCAATATTTATGCAGGCCGGCGCGTGATATTCAGTCTCAACATCATCAACTTTCACAACCACCCAGCCCTCTGCAAGAATGCTCATGTGGTCGTATGTGTGTTTGTGCTGCACCATGAAATGATCCTGCGGCAGACTCACCTGCTTGGCATACAACCCGCCAGAAAAGTGGTGCTTGATCTCAGGCAATTCAATGATGTCTGTACTCATACCAACAGATT